AATTTGGAATGATCCGCTTGTCGATCCGATTTCATTCTTTGGGCTTTTCCGTCTTGATTGAGGTAGTGAAGCCCCCGCCGCTGATCTCATGGCGGGCGCTTGTCACTGACCATAGACCACTCACCCCGATCCTAAAACCCAGGGCGATGATCTGACCCTCAGCCGCGACCGTTGGATCGCCTGGCATCGTGATGCTGAGGGTATCATCCCCGCGCTTAAACTCATCGAGCTTGGCCTTAGCGGCTTTCTCAGCCTCGGCCTTGGTGGAGTGGACGTGGCGCAAGCGCTTGACCGGCGATCCCTCGCCAGCGGTCACGGTCTCTTTCTGGCCGCTCTCCTCATTGTGCCAGTGGGCCTCCACCGCCTGGAAGTTGCCACGGCTGGCCAGGGTCATGGACCAGCGCAGCTCACCGCTTTTGGTGATCGGGCGCGGGATCATCTGGAGGCCGCTGGCGGTCTTGCCCTCACCTTTACCTATAAAGAGGAGCGCCTGGCCTTTGACGGTGGCGATGGCGTCATGATCCTTGGCGATCCTGGTGAGAAAGTTGATGTCGCTCTCATCGGTCTGATCGAGGTGCTCATATAGAAAGGGCTTGAGCGCCTCGGCCACCTTGGGCTCTAGGCCATGCTCTCCCGCGATGGTGCCCACAATATCCTCGATGGTCTTATCATCCCAGTTGCGGGTCTTTTGTTCCTTGATCGATCCGCCCAGGTTCACGGCCTTACCGCGAATAGTGATCCGATCTGGCGGGCCTTTGGCCACCACCTCATCCGCTGTGAAAACGCCCATAGGCGCAAGGAATGTCTCTTTATACCCCATGAACACAATGAGCGGCGCACCAGGCAAGGGGAGCTCGATGGCGTTGTCGCGATCATCGAGAGTGATCTCCACCGTGTCAGACTTAAAGCCCGCCTGATCGCTCACCACCAGGCTGAGGAGGCGATCCTCGATCTGGCTGGTGATGTTGATGCCCGCTGCGATCACTTTGAAATCAGGGGTCATGCGATCAATCCCAGAGCCGAATTGTGGGTTTCTCCTGGGCGGTCTCCTCGACCGCTGGGAGCTCGATGAGGATGCCAGAGCTCAGGACCGGCCCATGCGCCGCCAGCCCAGGGTTGGCGGCTAGGACCTCCTCGACACTATAAGGGGCATCGCCGTAGTGCTTGGCGCATACCTGATCCAGGACATCGCCATCCTTGGTGCGATAGATCATGTCAGCCTCGCCATCGTTGAAAGCGCCGCAAGAGCAAGGCCAAAGCCACCAAAGCCCCCCTCATCGCCGCCATATTCCTTGAGCGTGATCGAGAAAGTGATCACGCGGGGCGCGCCATCGGCCTCCAGCTCGCTCTTAGTCTCCTCGATCTTGAGGATCACCCAATCGCCCAGAACAAAGCCGCCATAGCCCTCCAGGAGCACTAGAGGCTTGCCGCGATCCGCTTGGGCGCGCATGAGATCGAGCTGGCCATATCCGCCTTTCCAGTGGGGCAGGATTTCACCTGAGAGGGTGATCTGATCGGCACCAGGCCCCACGAATTGCTGGCCAGGCTTGCACCCGATCCGGTCTTGCTGTTTCCAGCGATAGGTCGAAACCCGCTTGAGCTGTTGATAGGCGGCGGTGTCCAGCATGAACGGATAAGCGCCGAGCATCATCATCACCTTAGTCATGCAAAAGCCCTCTCATTGCCGCCATCGCGCGCTCCTCAGCATCCATCAACTCGGCGCGCACGGTCGCCCGCACCTCCTCGACATCCACACCAGGCGCAAAGCTCAGAGGCATATTGTATTGAGGCGAAAGCGAGATCGGCCCCCGTTGCATTGCCGCGCCACCCGCCGCCGCGACCGATGCCAAGGCGGGCACGGGCGATGGTCCAGCACCGCCCATGTTGATCCCCTGGATCACGTCACGGGTTCGGGTTGCCATGTCCAGCATGCCCCTCAGAGCACGGTTGTGCGCAATGAAACCGCCCTCGGTGCGATACTCCAGCTCAGGGCCTTGCTCACCGGTCAGGAGCCAGCCAGGGCGGAATGAGCCACCACTGGCCCGCGCTTGGATGGCCGGTGCCGATGCGCCCAAGGCAACATTCACCCGCGCATTGCCTGGCAAAGCATTGCGGATGGTGGCCGCGATCTGATTAGCAGCGGCGCGGACCGCGCCGATCTGGGAGGTCAGGCCGCTGGCAATAGATTGGGCGATCCGCGCGCCCTCGCTTGTCATGTCCACTGTTTTGATGGCGGCTGACATATCGGCAAGGATGGCCTGGACCGCAATGAGCACCTCATTGGCCGCTACGGTGATGGCTGGAAAGCGCGTTTCCAGCTCATTTGCCGCCTGAGCCGCCTGCAATAGCGTTTCTGGGTTTGCGATGTCGGCAGGCGATGAGGAGCGGGCGCTTTCGATCTCGCGCAAGAGCTCCAGCATCTCAGCCGCGCGCTCTACATCATAGGACCAATTCCAGGCACCCTCCTCGGTGGCAACCTTGGCGGCGAGCTGGTCTTGCATGGTCTCGATGTCGAGAAGGCCTTGGCGGTATTGCTCCACCATCTCGATGCCCTCATCCCATTGGCCGAAAGTGGTGGTCGCGCGGTTTTCCAGGCGCACATCCAGTGCCTCACCAGCGTCAGTAAACATGGCTTTGAGATCGGGGAGATCGGGAATGATAGCGCCCCAATCCCAATCTGGGAGCACGTCAGACCAAGAGAAGCTCAGCCAGTTGCGAATATCGAGCGCGGCGATGATGTCGGTCCATTCAAAGCCCTCGACCCAATCGCCCAGGCTCAGCTTTTCCGATACCCATTGCCCCCACGAAAACGGGTTGAGCCAGTCGGCCCAATCAAGGACGCCATCGATCACGCTGGACCACTCAAAGCCAGGGATGAACTCCAGCCACCGGATTGGTAGGAGCCATGTAGCCCAATCCAAAGCGGTCAGGACGTTTTCCCACGTAAACACGGCCACAATGCCATCCCACGAAAAGGCGGGGATGTATGAGCTCCACTCGATGCTGGTGATGCCATCCCAGACCTTGCTCGCCGTGCCGCTGACAAAGGATGTCACACCCGCCCAGGCTCCAGCCAGGTCCTCAGATTTCACAATGCCCAGCCAAGAGAGCGGGCTCAGCGCATCCCAAAGAGTGCCAAGGACGGAACCAAGGAAACCACGAATGCCCGCCCAGGCATTGCGCAGGCCATCGAGGGTGAGAAGGCTCGACCAATCGAAACCAACAATGCCGCTCACCGCGCCACCGATCCAGTCGATGGCCGCATTGAACGCGCTCACCACTTGCCCCCAAAGGTTCTGGAAAAAGGCCGAGATCGGCTCCCAATACTGATAGATCAGGTATGCCGCACCCGCGATGCCCATGATGATCGCGCCGATAGGGTTTGCAATGAGCGCACGGCCAATCCAAAGGATCGCCTTGCCCACCATTGGGAGCACGGCGCGGCCAAGCCACAAAAGCCATTTGCCAGCACCAGCCACCCACTTGCCGAGCTTGAACACGCCCAAGCCGAGGCGCACGGCCCCATAGCTCATCATGGCCCACCCACTCACCAAGGCTGAGGCTCCCAGGAGCAAGGGGGCAATGATCGCGGCCAAGGTGCCCAGACCCACGACCACCGCGCCGATCCCCGTGACCAGCTCAGGGTTGGCATCGATCCAGTTGAAAGCCGAGGTGATGAAAGCATCAATGTAGGGCGTCAAACGCTGGACCACTGGGAGGAGGCGCTCGCCAATCATTTGCTGGAGCACGTTCATGCGCTGAGACATCAGCACCATCGCCGCATCCCAGTTATTGTCAGCCGCGCGAGCCATCTCCTCGGTGAACTCAGCGCCACGGCCAGCCGCCTCATCCAAAGCCTCAGAATTGGCGCGCACCGCCGCCTCCTGGCCATAGAGCGCGTTGATCATTTTCATGGCCTCATCGGTGCCAAAGGCCTCTTTGATCTCAGCCGCCTCAAATGCATCGAGCGTCTCGCCATAGCGCGCTTGCAGATCGGCAAGGATGTCGGGCATCTCGCGCAAGGCACCATTCTCATCGAGGACGCGCACCCGCACGGGCCGATCCGCTGAGATCGCCATATCGCCAAAGGCCTCATGCGCGCGGGCGGCATTGGTCGCAAAGGCGCGCAGGGCGGTGCCAGCCTCACCGGCTTGCATGGTCTGTTGCATCATGCCCAGGAGTGCGAGTTGCTCGGTCATTTGCATGCCGAGATTGACCGCGCCAGAGCCCGCGCTTTCGATGGCCTGTTGCATGGCCGCGCCATCGGTCTTGAATTGCTGGACAGACGCGGAAAGGGCCGCGCCGAACATATTGCCAAAATCGGCATCGCTCATGATGGCATATTGGTCTTTGAAAATGCCGTAAGATGTAGCGAAAAGGCTGGTCATTTGCTCTGGCACACCGCGTGTCGCTTTTGCGGTCACCATTGCGGCGGCGGTCATATCTGCGACACCCTGATCGGTGAGTGAGCTGATACCAGACCGGATGTCATAGGCGGCGCGCACAAAGGCATCAGCAGTCACACCCGCCAGCTCATTTTGCATCTCGCGACCACGGCGCACCACCAGATCGAGGTCTTGCACCCCAAGCGTTGCCAGCTCGCCCTTGGCGCGCTCCACATCGCGGATGCTATCGGTGAAGCCGGTGACCATCCGGCGCGCGCCCTCGGCGATCACACCAGCGGCGGCACCGCCTCCAGCCAGTTTCATGGAAAGGGCAAGCTGGCGGTTCATGCGCTCGCTTGCCCGTGCAATCGTGCCCTCCACATCCCGCAACGGGGCGGTGAGCTGATCACCAAGGCGCACAAAGACTGAGAGATCAATATCGCGGATCATTGGGCTTTGCGTTCCTTTTCCAGATAGTCCTTTGCGGCCTCGAACTCATCGAGGAGCTCCTCCACTGGCATCCGGTCCATCTCAGAGGGTTGCCAGTGAAAATGCCGCGCCATGAATAGTGTGACGGGGCGTAGCTTTACGGGGTCTGGTCCCCCGATACGCCCATAAACTCCCCCACCTTGTCACTCACCGCCTTGAAATCCTCGGTGTCGAGCTCCTCGATCACGGCGGGCGTGACCTCGGCCAGATCGGCCATCATGTGGATGGATTTCTCCATATCATCCTTGTGCTTTTGCGCCTTTTTCATGTCGCGCATTTTGGGGCGGCGGATGGTGATCTCGGTGTATTCCTCGCCCTGGTGGGTGAAGGGATATTGCAGGGTGATAGTCTCTTTGGTCATGCGATGCCCTCGCTTTGCAGTGTTAGAAAAAGGCCCCCAATCGTGGCGCATGGCGCTCAGGATCGGGGGCTAGTCGGCGGTAAGCCTGGCGGTGTTAGCGCCCGATATTCGCCCGATGCTCGGCCAAGAGGTCCTTGCCCTTGACGCGGAAAATCATGTTTTCCTGGTCAATCTCAAAGAGCTCGACGCCATCGCGCTCGCGCTTGTAGTAACGCAAGCTCAGGTCCAGCTTGAGCGGGACGTTTTCACCGTCTTTCCACTCGCCCTCATCGATCACCTTGACGAAACCGCGCATCGTGACCGAGTGCGCATGTGTGGTCCCGTCACCGTCCTCGGTGGAGCCCTTGCAGGTGAAGGGGATCAGCGAGCCCTCGGTGATGTCCAGCGTCTCATAGAGATGCGGGTCAAAGCCCTCGAAGGTCATTTTGCACATCAGCGCATTGGCCAGGCGCGCCATGCGCACCTCGATGGGGCCAGCCATGCCCGCCGCCGTGAAATCGCGGGTTGCGACCTCGATCTTGGGCACCTCCACCGCCGAGGCCACACCGGCAAAGCCGTAGCCATCGACAAAGGCATTCATGAATTTCAGAAGATCACGCATTGGAATAAGCCCTCCTTAGGCCGTTGGCAGGACCTCAGACAGGTAGCCATTGTTGATCATGGAACGGAAAGTGATGTGCTCGGCGGTGGGCGTTTCCACCCAGTCATAGTCAAAGTAGACCTTGCCAGCCTCAAGCGCCTCAGGCGTGTTGAGATCGGGATCGGCCCAGCATTTGAAGCCCACCAAGGCACCCACGGTGATCATGCGCCGCCCGTAAGCGTTCACGCCCTCGATCACGTCCTCGAAATAGGTGCGATCCGCATTGCGATCCACCGCCCAGAAATGGGCTTGCATGATGCTCTCATTGATCATGTCAGCCACGCGGCGGCGCTTGAGCATTGCCCACTTGGGATCAGCGCTCAGGGTGCGGTTGCCCCAAAGGCGGTAGCCATCACGCTGGATGATGGTGGTGACCTCATTCTCATTGAGAATGTTGGCCCGCGATGTCGCGTCACCCAGGGTGAAATCGATGGCACGGGCGGTGCCGGTGATCCCATCGATCAGGCGGTTGGATGGCGAGTGCCAGAAACCACGCTCAGCATCGGACTTGGCGATCACACCAGCCACGCGGGCGGATGCAGGGCGCACGATCTCGGTGCTTGTCGCGGTATCCCAGACCTTGACCCAAGGATCTACCAGATAGACGCGATCAGAACCGAAATTTTCACGGTAGGTGATGGCGTCCGCATCGGTCGAGTTGGGGCCATCCGCGATGATCACGGCGCGCAGCTTGGTGGCAATCGAGACCAGCTCAGAGACCACGGCTTGCTCCTGAGAGAACTCAGGGACCACGATGATGCGGGGCGCAACCTTGACCACGCTCTCAGCGGCCAGGAGCACTTGCAAGCCCTCAGGTTGGCCGGTCACATCGTCGGTGCCGCCGATGATATTGCTCAGCGTGGCGGCATCGTCAGCGCCTTCCTCGACGCGGATCACGACCACAACGGCCCCAACCTGGTCAAAGATGTCATCGATGGCCGGTGCCAGGGTGCCAGCGGCTCCCAGGCCAGCGGCATCAGAGCGCTTGCCAGCCACAAGAACCGGCGTATTCAGCGGGAACTTGGCGGCATCGGCATCGGGGGCGGTGCCCACCAAGCCAATGACCGAGGAGCGCACGGTGCGGATTGGGCGCGTTCCGGTGTCGATCTCGACAACCTCGACGCCGTGGAGAAATTGCTCAGGCATTAGGAACCTCCATTGATCAGAGCAAGGGCCTCATTGAAGGCCGTTTCAGCCTGGGCCTTTGCAGCCCCAAGCACGGTGGAAATTTGGGTTTCGATGTCGGGCGCATCATCTGGGATAAGGGCGATGCCAGCCCCAGCCTCGGCCTCAAGCGCACCGATCAGGAGCGCAATCTGACGATAGGCGGCGGATTGGGCGTTGATCTGCCCGATCAGGCCCGTGCGGTTGGTGCCGCGCGCTTTGGCCTCGCGGCTCAGGAGGTCAAGCTCAGCCTCAGAGGCGCTCGCCGGATCGCGGGCGATCTCCTCTTTAATCCGATATTCGGCCAGCTTTCCCGCTGATTTTGTGGCAAGTTTTGAGCGGTATCGCTCGGCGGTGGCTGAGACTTCCAACTGAGCGGCTTTCTTGACCCCCTCGCCAATCGCAGAGGCGCTAAAACCGGCCTCCAAAGCCAATTCGACAGTTGCATTCTCAATGGTGCGGCCATTTTCGGTAACTTGAAACATTCCGGTCTCCTTAAATTGAAACATTTGCGAGGATGTTGGCGGGATGGCCGTCGGCATGACGGACAACGGTGATCAAATCGGCCCATTCTTCGCCTGCCGGTCTGGTGGCGCTGTAGACAAACAGACTACCCGTCCCAAACGAAGACCAAAGCTTCGGTGTTTGAACAGCGGCGGGATCGCGGGCAATGGTCATGGCATAGCAGCCGAGGTTGACGAAACAGCCGGCCACATAGCCTTTGATGAAATGATCATCGCCAAGCGTCACATCGCAGTTGGCGAGGAAAATGGTGTATTGGATCTTGCCCGCTTGCCGGAACATCCCGTTCCAACTGGATTGCGCATAATCTGTGGCATAGAGGCACGTCTTGATGTGCATATTCACAAAGTAAATCTGCGAGTTTGGCGCATAGATGCCGTAAGAGTAATAGCTCGGACCCGATCCCGCAGTGTATTGGGAGTTGATCAAAATTGCCTCAGGCTCCGAGGTGTCTCCCCACGAAGTGACCTCCAGAGTAACATTTTGCACCGAGCAAGATGCGTCGATAACATGGGTCTGGCCGCGCTTCAGCCAAATTTTGTGATTGCCGCCTGGAACAAGCGCATTGAAAGCGGCGGCGAACGTCTTGAAAGGCGCGGTTGATCCGCCCGCGTTGCTATCGTCACCCGCGACCGCATCAACAAAGAACACTTTGTTAAGCTCGGAATTGACAACACCTTTAAGGTTTGCACCGAGCGCATCATAGGCGGCTTGGCGTTGCGCGATCTGCGCATCGGCTTGATCCCAGAACGCACCAGCCCGTTGGGCCACTTGGTTCAGGGCATCCGCCGCGTTGTTCAGGTTTTGCATCGGGTCCATTGTGGAAATCCTCCTTTATGCGGCGATACCGAGATCGCGGAATTGTTTGGCTTGCTTGAGCAAGAGGTCAGTTTGGATGGCATCGGTGGTGAGCTTGAGCACCGCGTGATCGAGGTATTCATCGAGCGGCGCATCCACGACCAGGATGCCATCGGCTATGCCATCAAAGGCCAGGACGTGGGCGATCAGATACTCGATCACACCCGTGCGCCGATCATCACCCACATCGGCACCAGCCCAGAGCGCGATCAGATCGCCATCCTCATCGAGGAAACCCATCTCGCGCACGGTGATCGCCGTGGCATCGGTTGGGAAACTGGCCTTGACGTGCCAGGCATTGGAGCCAACCGGATAGTGGCGCTCGATCTCAGTGCGCAGAAGCTCGCGGCGCAAGGTGACTTGGGCCGGATTGGGCGCATAGCCCGCGCCCTGGCCATCACCGAGGGCGATGTATTTGATTTTGACCTGGCTCCCCGATCCCGCTGCATTGCGGATTTTCGTGATGCCCTTGGTGGTCAGGATGTCGGTGCCAGCGGTCATGCGGCGTCTCCCATATCAAAGCGGTGGATGTGATGGCTCACGGCGGTTTGGCGGTGGCCAGAGCGGGCGGATAGGCGCGGCGCATGGGTATCGATCGGCAAGGCCGGTGTGACCTGGCGCTCATCCTTGAGCCGCTGGTGTGATCCGGTGCGCACGGTGACGGTGCCGCCGCGCTTTTCGCCGATGCGCAAGGTGAAGTGAGAGCGCACGGGCTTGACGTTGCGGATCAGCTCGGTGACCAGGGCATGCAGCTTGGGATTGATCTGGAACCCAGCGTCAAAGATGTCCTCGGCAAAGGCATCGAGGGTGAAGGTGTGGGGCGGGCCATAAGGATCGCCGTGCTCATCAAGCTCAAAGCCCTCATGCAGATCGATGCGCATCTCAAGCGCTTCCAGGGCCAGCTCCACCGCGCGGCGGGTGCCTTTCATGCGATGCACCTGGATCGAGTTGCGGAT